TATTGCATTTACCAGACGGAGATACAAAGATACTTTGTAGAAGCTTTGAGAACTGGTCACGCATAATTGGTCTAAATTTGGCTTTCGTATTAGCAGATGAAATCGACACAGTGGCACCATCGGTATGTGATAGGGCATTTCCAAAGATTCTAGGTAGGTTAAGGTCTGGTAATGTCAGGCAGTTTTGCGCAGCGAGTACTCCAGAGGGTTTTAGATGGATGTGGAATACATTTGGATCAGAGGCTGCACAGGAAAGATCAGACCGAAAACTTATAAGAATGAGAACGCAAGATAATCCACACTTACCAGAAGATTTTATAGAACGAATGCAAGCAAACTACGACCCTAGTATGCTGCAGGCCTATCTCAACGGAGAGTTTACCAACCTCACAACAGGGCAGGTTTATGACAGATTCGTAAGAGAAGATAACATTGTAGATACTATTCCAAGTATCCAGATGGAGCCATTAAGGATAGGGGTAGACTTCAATATTGGAAATATGAGTGCGGTAATAGGAATTAAATTAGGGGAAAAATTGTTAATAATTGATGAGATTGTATCTGCACATGATACAGACACACTTGCTCAGGAAATACAGCGTAGGTATCCTTCTAATAAGATTTATGTCTATCCTGATGCTTCAGGCGGCAATCGTAGTACTAATGCAGCAAAAACAGACATACAGATTCTTGAATCCTATGGCTGCACGTGCGGGCAAACCTACAGGCATTAGAATATATTAAGAACATGGTACTATTGAGGCAAAACTGTGTATAGCTCACTAAATATTTACAATCAGCCTATAACTCAAGCTCCTACAACAGTTGCCAGCCCTAACGCGGCCTATCAAAGAATGGCTCAATTTTGGGACTTAATAACAGACTTGAAGGAAGGTACATATAAGATCAGAAGCGAACATAGAAAATATTTACCACAAGAAGCTAGAGAGACTGATGATAGCTATGACGTAAGACTAAGTAGGTCAACAGTAGTACCATATTTGCAGCGTATTGAAAAAATGCTTTCAGGCATGTTGGTAAGAAAGCCAGTAAGACTAGATGATGTATCAGACCTAGTAAGAGAGCAACTATTCGATGTAGATTTAGAGGGAAATGATCTCAACGTGTGGCTGTATCAGACTGCAAGGCAAGCTATTAGTTTTGGTCATGTTGGTGTCTTAGTAGATGCACCAAAGGAAGGAGATAAGACTAGGCCATATTGGGTTACTTATACACCGAAAGATATTTTAGGTTGGCGGTCTGAGATTGTAGAAGGCTCTAGGCAGTTATCCCAGCTAAGACTTATGGAACAAGTGGTAGAACCTGACGGAAAATACGGTGATAAAGTTATTAAACAGATTAGAGTGCTTGAGCGTGGCAGATATGAGATACACAGAAAAGATGAAAAAAAAGGTCAATACAAATTATTTGATGAAGGTGAAATGAGCCTGAAAGATAAAATTCCTTTTGCTATTGCTTATTCTAATAGAGTTGGTTATTACGAAAGTCGCAGCCCACTTTATGATATAGCAGAATTAAACCTTAAGCATTATCAAATACAATCTGACCTAGATAATATTTTGCATATAAGCTCTGTACCATTACTTGCTGTCTTTGGTTATCCTAATGCTGATGAGATAACTACTGGACCCAGTGAGGCACTAGCTCTTCCACCAGAGTCAAGAATGGAATATATTAGCCCATCAGGAGACAGTTATGATAGCCAGTTTCAAAGACTTACTGATATTAAAGAACAAATTAATACGCTATCACTAGCAGCTGTACTAGGTCAAAAGTTAGTAGGAGAATCAGCAGAGGCCAAGCAAATAGATAGATCGCAAAATGATTCAACTATGATGGTAATAGCTCAGCAAATGCAAGATTTAATAGATAACTGCCTTAAATTTCATAGTGAATATTTAAATGAACCTAATGCTGGAAGTAGCTTTGTGAATAGAGATTTTGTTTCTGCAAGGTTACAGCCACAAGAGATACAAAGTTTATTACAACTCTTTACTGCTGGAACTATTACCCAAGAAACATTATTGAACCAGTTATCTGCTGGTGAAGTTCTTGGTGATGACTTTGATGTAGAAGAAGAAATTGAAGGAACACAGCAGGGAGGGCTAACTGAGACAAAACCACCTGAAGAACCTGATGCAGAGCCTGAGGAGCAAGAGGAAGAATGATAAATGAGTATTCCAGAGGTATTTTTTAGGGAAACTATTGATGTAAATAGGTTTAGTAATGCAGTTTCCAATAAATTAGTAGAAAACTATATACAAGTAATCACAAATGCTACAGAAGAGCTAAAAAAAATAGATATTAGACAACAAACAGCAGGCGCTGGGGTTGTTGTTGCACCTCAAACCAGAAAAAGATTAAGAGCAATAATCGCACAATCTAAAGCTGGTATGGACAAATGGTCTAAAGGTGCTACAAGGCAAATGATTAAAGAAATAGAAGGTTTAGCAGACGTACAAGTAGGTTTTATTGAAAGTGAATTAAAAAAAGTTGTCAAATCAGGTAATGTTCCTATTAACTCTGTTGCGGTTAGCCAAAGGTATGCAACTTCTTTTGTTAAAACTGATCCAACACAGATAAATATTTTTACTAGCAAACAGTTTACAGAAGATGATTTTATTAAGTTTGGTGCAGGTAAGTTTGAGTTAACAGCTAGGCAAGGTGCCATGATGACTCTACCCAACGGCCAAACAGTAGAAAAAGCATTTCGGGGTATTGCTACAAGAAATCAAGCATTATTAGCAAGAAATATTAGGGCGGGAGTATTTAGCGGAGAGTCAACACAACAAATAGCACGAAGATTAGCAGGAAAAATTAATTTTGATTTTGAAGGAACTGCTAGACAAGCAGCTTTAGCTGGTGGTGATGCGATAAAAGTAGCAAGCCATCAAATTCAGACCATTGTTAGAACGTCTGTAAATCAAGTACAGAATCAGGCTTCCCAAGCTGTCTATGCTGCAAATAGCAAAGTGTCTCCAAGGTATGAATATGTTGCAACACTAGATAGTAGAACAAGCCCTATATGTCAAAGGTTAGATGGTCAGGAGTTTGAATATAACAAGGGACCAACACCACCTCAACACTTTAACTGTAGGTCTACCACTGTTCCTGTTGTTGACTTTGATAAATTACAAAAGAAATATCCAAACCTTGAAAAGCCACCAGCAACTACACTTGATACTAGACCGAGTATTACAGGCAGAGTACCACAAGGAACTCAATATGGAGATTGGCTGTTAGATGCAGATAGAAAATTACAGGTAAAGACTTTAGGTAGTGAAGGTAAAGTAAGAATATTTAAGAAATTAGCTAAAAAAGAGGGATCAGGTCACGCAGCTTTGCGTAAAATGATTCGTAATGATGGAACAGAAGTACCATTAGAAAGATTACAACAACTATATGGTACGGCCAAAGGTGCAGCTAGAGCCGCTGTTACTACACCAGCAGTTGTAGCTAAAACACCAACAAGTATAACTTCACCTACTATGTCTACTGAAGGTGTTGATACATGGCTTACTAAAAACAGATTTGGAGATATTCAGGAGTTTACAGAGGATAGCTTAGACGGAATGGAAACTCTAGGCGGCTTGACTGAAAAACATATTAAGAAAATGAGAGCATTTATGAAAAAAGGCAATATAGTAAATCAATTCAACATGAAATATGAAAAAACTCCAGATATTACTAAGTTAAGGCAAAGATTTTTAAATGGTAAAAATTTAGAAAATTTTGCAAAGTCTAATGAAACTGTTATTAAGAGATTTAGAGCTATTGATAATATTCCTAATGAAGATTTGATTCAAGAGGTTAAGGATTGGAAAGTAAGGTGGAATGGTCGTGGAAATCTAAAAATAGGCAGCCACGAAAGGTTATTTGAAATAAATATAAATATGTTAAAAAAAGGTCTAATGACTGATATAGATTTTGAGAGAAAGGTAGTCAATAGTTTATTTGGCTACGCTACTGGCAATACAAATGGCTATACCATTATGAACTCTGGAATGGTTCATACCAGATTAAGAGAAGGAGCAAAAAAAATTAGTAAAGCATCTGCTAAAAGAATCAAAAAAAGTGCTGCAGACACGTTAGATAACAACTTTAAAGTAAGTAAAATTAAAGGTAATGCATTTGAAAGACGAGTTCAGACAAGAAAACTAGGGTTGGAAGATGAAATTTGGTCTAACTCAGACCCAATGGACGCAAGTATAGATTGGTTCTCTACCTTTGTTCATGAGATGGGACACCAAGTACATTTCCAAGCAGGTATGCCAAAGCTAGGTAGGCGCTATATGAATTTAAAAGGCATGAGTTATCCAACGCAATATAGTCGTAAAGATGTAGCAGAACAATTCGCAGAATCTTTCACACAGTATATTTTTAATCCAGAAGGGTTGCAAAAGAATGCACCACGTTTGTATAAATGGGTAGATGAAACCTTTGAGGAGGCCATGAAAAACTTATGACACCATTTGAAGCGCTAGAACTATCAAGAAAATTTCCAAAAAACAGATCAGTAGTAAAACGTATTTACGATGCACTACAAAAAACTAGGGGCGATAATAGAAAAAAGTTTGAACAAATAGTTGAAGGTTTGTATGTAACTGCCATTGATGACGAGGACTTTGACATACTTAACAAATACTTTGGATAGCTATGCCATTAAAAAAAGGTAAATCACAAAAAGCTATCTCAGCTAACATACGTCTGCTAATGAAAGAGGGTAAGACTTTAAAACAGGCTCAAGCTATTGCTTTATCGTCTGCTAAAAAACGTAAAAGGAAGTAATATAGAAAAAGCTACTACTATTGTTATGCCTTCACACTACGGATCAATGAAGCCAAAAAGTAAAAAGAAGAAAGTAAAAAAGGGTGGTAAGAAATAATGGGATATATTTTTAAAGTGCAAGGCGAAGGAACTAAAAAGCCTAAAGAAACAAAGCCTGCTGTTAAGAAAAAAGCTAAAAAGTGAGTAGAAAGTTCCGCAAAAGACCAAAAGATAAAAAAACTGGTTTACCTAAAGTTTATCTTTCTGGAGCTAAAAACAAAGCTGCAAAGGCAGCCGAAATAAAAAGAACAGCAGCAGCCTACAAACGTGGTGAAAGAATTGATTTAAAAGCTATTTCAAAATTTAGAGTTTCTCAAGATGGCACCAAAAAAAAGAAAAAGCGCAAAAAGTAAGTCTACTAAAGCCGCAATTATAAAAAAAAAGGCAGATAGTAGCATTTATACTGTCGGTGACTTAAATAAAGTTTATTCGCGGGGTGTTGCAGCTTATGTAAGTTCTGGTTCAAGAAATGTTTCTGTAGGTGCTTGGTCTATGGGTCGCGTTAGTAGTTTTGTAAGCGGAGGCGGTGCAAGGAAAGCAGATATTGATATACACCAAAATAGAAAGAAAAATCCTAAAAAAAGATGAAACTTACTACAAGACAAAAAAATACATTAGCGAAACATCAAAAGGCGCATGGTCATACCAAAGCCCACATGGATTTTATGAAGCGTAAAATGAGAGAAGGAATGTCATTTACAGAGGCGCATAGATTAGCAATGAGAAGGAAAGGCAAATAATGGCTATTACTTATAGAGGTGAAACTTTTGAAGGTTATAACAAACCGAAAAGAACTTCAAAACACCCGCGAAGCAGCCACGCAGTATTGGCAAAAGAGGGCGATAAAGTTAAATTAATAAGATTTGGTCAACAAGGTGTCCGCGGTGCAGGTGCAAATCCAAAAACAGAAAAAGGTAAAGATAGACAAAGAAGATTTAAAGCAAGAATGGCTAAACATATTGCAAAAGGTAAGATGAGTGCAGCATATTGGGCTGACAAAGTTAAATGGTAAGGTATTATTTATATTAATTATTGTTAAAATTTATTTATGTCTGACGAACCAATTAAACCCAATCCTCCTGTAGATACAACAGCGTTAATGGCAGAAGTTGAAGCACTCAGAAAAAGCAACAGAGAAATTTTAGACGATTACAAAAAAGCAAAGGAGGCGGCAAAAGCTGTGCCACCTGATGTAGATGTTGAAGCTCTTATTGCTTTTAAGCAACAAAAAGAAAAAGAAGAATTAGAAGCAAAGGGCAGATATGATGAGGCTATAGCAAAACAGGCTCAACAATATCGGGATGCTGAAGAGGCTAAGAACAAGAGAATCCAAGAGCTAGAAGCTAGACAGAGACAGCTTGAAGTGGAAGCACCAGCAGTAACAGCACTAGCTGATGTTGTTCACGACCCACAATATGTTTTATCTCGTATTGACAAAAATCAATTAGCTAGGGAACCGGACGGAACAGTTGTTGTAGTAGATGGCTATAACAGAACATCTGTAAAAGAATGGGCAATGTCTAAAATGCCAGCTTGGGTACAAAAGAATCCTAGACCGCAGGGAGGAGGAGCAACAACCACTAAAGTTCAAACAGAGTTTGTAACTAGTGGTGAAAATAATCCATTTGCAAAAGATTCTTTCAATCTAACTGAGCAGGCAAGGTTATATCGTACAGACATAAATAAATATAATATGCTCAAAAACGCAGTTAGCGGTTAGTATAGTAACAACGTGGTTGTGCTACGTCA